AAAATCAAAGACTTACCAAGGCCGCTAGCAATAGCGGCCTTTTTGTTTTTGGTTAAATGGCGACAGAGTGGCGACAGCGTTTTTTTTGATTGGTTTATCCAGTCTTTTGTCTGGGTAGTGATCGGGTCATCTTGTATGATGCCGTTCTGCCCGATCGCGCATTTCATGCGGCACCATTCCCTGGCCATGTTTCCGTGCGCGGTCTGGCAGAAATGAGAAGGACCCCACATTATGGGGCCCTTCTCGCATCATGGTATCACTCTGGCAGTTCGTCGAGTTTTACCTCGAGCTGCAGGCGGTTGGTGTAGCCCTGGTTGGTGAGGTCGTGCACCACCTGGGTGAGTAGCCAGTCGGCCTCGTCTATCTGGGGCTTGAACCCCCTGACGGTGGTGGGTTGTTCCGGGTAGAGCTCGGGCCGCCCCCTGGCCAGTGTGATGTCGAACTCGGCCACCCCGCGCTGGATCCGCTCCCACTCTGCCCTGGCCGCCCGCATGGCGTTGGCCTGGTTGGCGTAGACGTGGCGCAGCTCCTTGACGTTCTCGCTGCTGCCGACCAGCAGCTCGTTCTCTTTCTTGTTGACCACGACGCCCGGCGGCAATGGCCGCTCTGGTTTCGGCTTGGTCTTTCTCTTGCGCTTCACCTCGACTTTCTTTTTCTCTGCGGCCTTGTTGTCTTGCCAGTAGGCCGTCACGCCGGTGTAGGCGTCGCGGTCTGCCACTGAGAAGCGGTGCTGATCGCCATCTTGGCGGGTGATGGTGATGGCTGGCAGCGGCTGGCCCTTTGCGGTGGTGCCCTGACCTGCCTTGATGAACATCAGGCGGCCAGATTTGACGGTAGAGATGGCATCGCACTGGCCAGCCAGGCGGGTGAGGAAGGCCAGATCGCTTTCGTTGGCCTGGTCGATGTGGTCGACCAGTTGGCCTTTGAGCGAGTCACCCACGCAGGGGGTGAGCTGGTATGTTGCGGCCACCTGCTCGACGATGCTGCCTACGGTGGATTGGTGCCAACTGCGCTCGCGCAGCTTGTTCATGCCGCCGCGCAAGTCAGCCGATTTGCCCCGGATGGTGAGCACATCCGGGGCCCCGACGTGTTCCACTTCGTCAATCTTGTAGGTGCCCTTGTCGACCAGGGCGCTGCCTTGCCAGCCGATGAGGCAGCGCAGGGTCGCCCCCCGGCGCGGCATATCCAGCTGACCGTCGCTGTCATCGAGGGTGATCTCGATGGTGTCTGCGGTGAAACCCCGGTTGTCGGTGATGGTCATCGACATCAGGCGCGGGCGGATGGCGGCCGAAATGTCTTTGCCATCGACCAGCACCTGGTAGGCCGGCACTGGATGCCCTTGGCGCAGTGCATCGAGCGAGTTGGTGATGCCGAGATTCTCGGCCAGGCGGCTGCCGAACTTGTCAAGTGCCCCCATCAGAGGATCCCCCCCAGCTTGCCGCCGATGCTACCCATGAGTTTGCCCACCCCCAAGCGGCCGAGCAGGTTGCCCGCGGTGCGCCCCAGCAGGGTGTTGCCCAGCGTGCTGTCGTTGTCGTCGACCCGCTTGAGCTTGATGCTGAACTCTATCTTGCGGGCGGCACCATCGCTGAAAAACTCGGTGCGGGTGGTGCTGATGCCCTCTATCACGAACGAGCCACGCATCACGCCATCGCCCTGGATCAGGGGGAAGGCTTCACCGCTGTCTCCCATCTGGCGCAGCATGTCGAGTGATACCGGCCCGCCGGTCAACTCTGGGTAGAGCACCCCGCTCAGGGTGCTGGTTTCATCGTCAGGGCCGAGGAATTGGTAAGCCGGGCGAGCGCCGACCCGGTTATTGCCAGGGTGGCGCCATGCCCATTCGTCTTGCTGGGATTGAGGGGCAACGGTCGAGCGCATAAACACGAACCAGCCCAGGGTCATCATCATGGTGGTTGCTCCTTAGTTGCGATCGCCCAGCGTGGCGCGGCCACGGGCGGCGGCCTGCCGCTCGCGGCGATCCAGCTCTCGGCTTACCTCTTGTGCTACATCCGCTGCTGATTGCCCCGGTTGCTGCACGATATGGATAGGGGCGGTGATTTGCGTTGTGGTATTGCCTCTGGCGACCGGGCGGGGCGGCGTCACGATGCGCGGGCCATAACCTGAACCTCCAGCCATGGCTGGCATGTTGTAGTTGCCGGTGAGGTAGCCTGACGGATTGACGTTCGCGGTGACTGTGCCGCCCCCCTTCATCCAGTCCGGCAGCAGGTCGGTGAGGGCTTTGATCTTATTCTTCAAGCTCTCCCACTTTGCACTGATGCCGCCAATCAGGCCGTCGATGATGGCTTTACCCTTGTTGGCGGCCCCTGCTGGCAGGGTATCGAAGAAGGCCCAGATCTCGTTCCAGTGCATGATCAGCATGCCGATAGGGGTCCATGAGAAGAGCTCTTTCAGGAGTTCCCAGAAGGCTAGAGCAGGGGCCTTGCACTGGGCCCATAGGTCGCTGAACCACTTGGTGACCCCATCCCAATTTTTGTAGAGCAGGAAGGCTCCGGCAGCGATTGCCGCAATGCCCATGATGAACCAACCGATAGGGGTGGTGAGCATGGCAATCCCGAGTCTGACCATGCCCATGGTCAGTGCCTTGATGAAGGTCAGCAGCGGGCTCCCATATACCAGCAGCATCGACATCCCCATTTTGATTGCTGCCAGCGGCCCGAGCAGACCAGCCACGACCAGCAGCAACGACCCCCCAGCGGCAGCCGCTACGGCGGTGACCGCCGCGATACGGGTCAGGGTAGAGGTCAGTTCTGGGTTGGCCCGCATCCAGTCTCCAGTGACCTGGATCATTTCGGTGACGCGCTGGATGATGCCTCTCAGTGGGCCGTTTTCGGTTTCCATCATCTGGATCCCTACGTCATCCCAAGCCGAGGTGAGGTTGTCCAGATCGCCGATGGCATTATCTGCCATCACCTTGGCGACTTTGCCCGCTTCCCCCTGAGTTTGCTTCAACGTGGCGATCAGCTCCTGCAGCTTGCCGGAACCGGCCTGTTCGGTCAGCACGGCCAGGGCGGCGAAGGCTTCTTCACCAGCGATGGCTTTGAAGTAACCCGAGCGGGTGGCGTCCCCCATCTTGCTGGTTTTCTTGTAGAGCTCGTCCAGGATATCTGGCAAGGCGCGCAGGTTACCCGCGGCATCAGCTGTCTTGACGTTCAGGGCTGCCAGCGCATCGTGCGCCGCCTTGGGCGGGGAGGCCAAGCGGCCGAGAATGGCCCGCATGGCTGTGCCACCCATACTGCCCTGAATGCCTGCATCCCCCAGCTTGCCTGCCATGGCGGAAGCTGTTTCAAGGTCAACACCAAGCCCTGCCGCCACCGGCCCCACGTATTTCATGGTTTCACCCAGCATCTGCAGGTCGACGTTGGCACGGGTGAAGGTGCCGACCATCACATCCCCTAAGCGGTTCATCTGGTTGGCCGGCAGCTTGAAGCCGGTCAGGATGTTAGATCCGATATCGGCAGCAGCGGCAATCTCGACGCCGCCTGCCTTGGCGATATCGAGCACCCCTGGCATAGCATCCCGGATCGCCTTGGGGGTGAAACCGGCCATGGCCAGAAATCCCTGCCCCTGTGCCGCTTCGCCCGCCGTGAATGCAGTATTGGCGCCGAGTTCTCGCGCCTGAGCCCGCAAGGCGGCCAGTTCGCTGCTGCCTTTGTCCAGCCTGGTGATCGCCTGCACCTTTGACATATCGACATCAAAGCCCATTGCCTTGCTGGCGATGTTGGTGCCCTTGTAGATGGCTGCGGCCCCGGTGGCCATGCCCGCAGCGCCATAGCCCGCCAAGGTACCGCGTATCGACATTGTTTTGTCGTAGTTTGCCTTGACCTGGTTGAGGCGCTTTTGCTGGTCAGCCAGTTGGCCCAGTTTTGCCCGCTGCTGGTCTAGCTGGGTATTGGCAGCCGCCAAATCGCTCTTGAGCTGGCGCTGGTGCTGGCCCAGTTGTTTGGTGTTGATGCCGGCTTCGTTCATGGCGCGTTTCAGGCTGCCGTGACGGGCGACCATTTCACGCTCTTGCTGGGAGAGGTCGCGCACCTTCTGCCTGGCCTGCTCCATGGCACGGGTCATGGCCTTGGTGGGCTGTTCGACCTGGGCGAGCTGTTGGGCCATCTGTTGGGCGTCGCGTTGGGCTGCTGTGAGCTGGGCGCGGGTGGCACCAATCTGCTGGCCGAGGGTGCGATAGCCATCAATCTGGCCGCTTTGGGTTTCGAGCTCTTTGATGCGCTTTTTCGTTTCGACCAGGTCTTTGGCTGTGATACGGCTCTGGCCGCTGGCTGCTTTGAGTGGGGCGGTGAGCTTGTCGACCGCCCCGAGCAGGATTTGAAGTTTGAGAGGGTTCATTGTTCTTCTGCCCCGTTGATGCGGTTGTGAGTCTCAACGAGGTTTTGGTGCCAGCCCATCAGCTCGCTGATTTCCATGGCCGCCATCTCGGACGGCGGCCAGTGGGCGATGATGGCCAGATCGGCCATCACCTCGTCTATGCAATGAGGTAGGCCATTTTCTTCGGTACCAAAAAAGCGCTTACCTCACTGCCCAGCTGCATCAGATCAGCCGGGTCCATGTTGCCGATCTCGGCTTCGGTCAAGATGGGGGTGGTGATGCGGGGCAGCAGTTTGGTGAGGGCGTTGACGTCCATCTGCACCACATCGGTCATATTGAGGCCGCGCATTTCGCCCGCCTTGGGCTTGCGTAGCTGGATCTCGGTGATGGTGGTGTCGCCGCGCTGGATGGCTTGGTCGAGGGTAACGGTTTTGTTTTCCATAGTGTCGGTTCCTGGTGATGCGGTGAGGGCGGCTGTGGGCCGCCCGTTTGGTTGTTGGGTAGGTTAGAGGCCGATGGCTTTGCGGTGTTCGGCCATCAGGTCGACGCCGTCGACAATCCAGATCATGTTGATCAGGTCGATTTCGACCAGGTCGACGCCGTTCATAGTCTCTTTGTAATAGGTGTTGACCATGCTGACTTTGCTCTGGGAGTTGTCGCCACTCTTGAGGGTGCCCCGGTCGAGCTCTTTGAAGCGGCCGCGCTGGACGATTTCGACAGCGACCACTTCACTGGTGTCGTCGCGCTGAACTGAGCCGGCAAAGCGGAGGGATACGCCGTCAATCTTCGGTGTTCCCATACGCTTTACCAGATCGGCTTCAAGGCCGCCGAAGGTGAAGGACGTGTCGAGGGCGCCATCTTCCAGCCCCATGTGGATATTGGCGGCGCCCATCATGCCGCCGCCCCGGTAGGCTTCGAACTTCTGGCTCAGCTTGGCCGGGGTGAAGTCTTCGGCGACGCCGATCCAGTTGCCGCCATCGAGAAACATGTTGAGGTGCTTGAGTTTGCGTGGCAGTGCCATGGTGGCTCCTTATGCGGCGGCCGCGACGCGGGCGCCGAAGTCGATGAGGTAGTGGTCGGTGATGCGCTGGATGAAGCCGAGGTCTTCGAGCGGCGGCACCGGGGTGTAGTTGTAATCGATGCGCAGCTTGCCGGCCTTGAGGGTGTCTTTGTCGTTGAGCTCTTCGTTGTACCAGCAGTCAAAGCCGAGCAGGTAACCGCCCGCCACCAGTTCACGGCCCTTGGCCTTGATACCCTCGACGATGTCTTTCACCAGGGTGGGGGTGAGTGGCTTGTCGTTGGCCCACATGTGCGCCTCGGCCATGGTGTCGGCCAGGATCTGTGCGGTGCGGGTGTAGTTCTCGAAGGCGAACAGCGGGTCATCGGAACAGGTGCGGTTGCCCCAGTAGCGGAAGCCATCGGCCCGGATCAGGGCGGTGATCTCGTTGGCGTTGAGCAGGCCGACCTCGGTGTCGGGGTCTTGCAGATCCCAGAACAGGGCCTTGGTCATGCCGTCGACCCCGGTCACACCGACGTTCGACAGGGTCTTGTGCCAGCCGATCTCTTTGTCGATGAGAGCGCGCATGGCGGCGGCCTTGAGGCAGGCATCCAGTTTGACGCTGGCATTGGCGGCCACGTCCCACGCAGTCCAGTCGCCATGGATCGGCATCAGTTCGCGGCTGGAGAAGTTTTCGCGGTAGGCCAGCGCAGCCTCGACGGTCTCGGCGATGGTCGGCACGTAGGCAAAGGCGCGCAGCTTTTTGGCCACGCCACCCAGCTCGGTGGCCACCGGCAAGGTGCAGTTGTCCGGCACGCAGAGGATGCGCGGCTTGACGCCGGTCATCGGGGCGGCCCGTTCCAGCGCCTTGAGGCCGGTGTAGCTGCCATCCGGTTTGATGGTGCCGATGATGTTGCTGGTCAGGGCGGCGGCGTCGGCGCCATCCGCCACGCGCACGGCGATGACGATGGTGTTGACGGTGTCATAGATGGTTTGCAGCGAGCGCTTTAGGTTGCCCTGGGTGCCTGCCTTGGCGATGGCCACCGGCAGGTTGGCGATCAGCACCGGCTTATCGAGCGGGAAATAGGCGGCATCCGCATCGGAGCTGGTGCAGACCATGCCGATCACCGCCGTGGCGACGGTGCGGATGGTGCGGGTGCCCTCGTTGACTTCCACGACGCGCACGCCGTGGTGAAATTGGTCCAGTACCATAGGTTCTCCTGTTGTCCGGACGGAGCTTTTGCAAGGAAATGCGAGCATGGTCAGGATGCAGGGGCAGGTGATGGCAGGCGAGCTGTTGCCATTGTGTGGCGGCTCTACACAATGGCCAGGCGGTGACAAGGTGGCGACGGGCGGCAGTTACGACACACCCCGCACTTGGCGGGGTGTTGATTGGACTCACTGAGCGATTAGCTGCTTAGTTTTCTTTACTATATACTCTAGTGGTATGTCAATAAGTGAAGCCATGAACAGAGATATACAAAAACACATAACAGTAAGAATTATATTTGCGTTATAAGAGCTTAAAATCATGTTTATATCTGGTACATACCTAATTATCAATCCTAAAACAAGTATGTGAATAAGATATATTCCATATGTTTTTCTTCCCACATAAGAAATGCAATTTGTCGCTTTTTCACTTATGCAGAAAAGTAAGTCTGATTTTTTTGAGAAAAGCAAAAATAAACCTGATGTAAAAATCACCATTGTTACATTCACATCATACTGCTGGAATGAAATCCCATATTTGTTAGGTGTGATGAAAGTCAATAATACAGTCATCAAAAAGCCAAATAAAACCATTAACCAAGATTCTTTGAAAGAAAACATATCCTTGCATTTATATAGCAACCCACCACAAATGAAATACAACATCCAAATATACACATCCGGTATTAGGAAGATATTCGGAACGTTAGTTACATGCTGAATCACTGGGTAGTTAGAGCTAATTCCATGCAAAACTAAAATTATAACAAGCGCTCTCTTTGCTCCCTCAGCGGTCATCCCTTGCATCATTGCACTCAGTGCAGGCGCCAATAAATACAGGCCCACCATTACGTATACAAACCAGAAATGAACCGATATTGATGTCTGACTCGTCACCAACGATTTTGCAAACAACTTTAATGTTAATACATCAAATACGTTAATGTTCATTGTGAATGCAAAGTGTATATATGCGTACGCAATAAATGGAATCAGAATTGAAGAAAATCTAGTTATATACCACTTGGGGATATCTCTTATGTTTGATGTTAGTAAATATGCCCCGGATATAATAAAGAACACCGGCAGACCAGACCTAACCGCTGCTTGCAGCCACATGTTTATATTATCTGTGATACCACCTTCGCCGGTATACAATGGTATGGTGTGTATACCAACGACCATAAATGCGGCCAGTATCCTCAATATATCAACGCCTACATCCCTATTCATTCATTAACCCCCAATAAAATAACTGGGCGATTATACACTTGTTTCTGGTAACTGTTAATGGAAAAAGCCAAGATTCCATGCACTTGCTTGGTATCTTGGCTTTTTGCAATTTTATTGTTCCTGCAATGATGGATATCCATTTTCGTCGGCAATTAACTGAGCCTGACCTTGTCCTTTAACCATTTCATCCCGCAACTCCCTGCTTATCTCTTTAGCGTCTTTTGGGATGCCATCTACTGTGTGTATATCAGTATCATAAAACCCCATGGTTGATGCTGAAAATAGTATCATATTGCCCCTCTCTAAATTCCAATTGCAATCCAGTTTGTTGACAGTGTGTCACTAGAACGGCAAACAAGCCTTGTTCTTTCCTTTTTACAGGCGACGTATCCGATCCTTCCTGTACCTTCGGTGTAATCACATGAAACAGTCGCAGCCCAGCACGCGGTAGGGAATGCAACTGGAAATGAAATACTGAAATCATATGTTGATGCCCCGATTCCCAATCCCCATTGGATGATGATCCCTCCCATCCAGGTGGGCAGGCAGATATACCCGACCGAACCGAGCATGAAGGATATGCCAGACCTGAGTTTCTTCGGGGTGATTGCGACATCGTCAGCCGTGCCTGCGTCTGTTTGGGCCTGACTGGCTACCTTTATCATTCCCAGCACGGTTTCACTTGCCTGCTTGACCCAGCCCCACAAGGTTTTCACCGTGACAACTGCATCGGTCTTCTGATTGGCAGTGACCGTTTCATTCACCTCTGCCTGGGTGGCGTAGCGGGTGAAGCCTTTGGCCGTTTCGCTTGCGTCTGGGTGTTCCCGGCTCTGCTTGTGCGCAGCCAGCAGATCGTCGACGTATTTGCGGGTAGCCAGCACCACGGCCGGGTCAATCTTGAGCTCCACCGCGCTGGTGTCGCTGACGATCAGCACGATGCGGATTACCTGGGTGCGGCCGGCGCCACTGCTGAGCAACGGCTTGTAGGTGTCCGGCGTGTTGGCGATGGCGATCAGGGTGCCATCTTCTGAGAAGATGCCAGCTTCACGGATCCACCAGTCGCCGACGTTTTCCGGGATGATCTGCTCGGCGACCAATTGCGACTGATTGGTAGGGTCTTGAAACAGGGTATTGATGGGCGCGCGCCGTCTCTCCCTGACCAGTGCGGTTTGGGCTGCGTTCGGCGTGACGGGCTGGCCGTTGCCATCGCCGACAGCCATGTGGGTGATTTTAAGCGGCACACCCAGCGCGATGGCATTGGCGAGCTTGGCCTGGCCGGCATCGGTGGGGATGGCGAAATAGATGGCGCTCAAGCGGCACCTCCTGTTTGTTGCGGTTGAATGGTCAAGGTGTCGATGGTGTGGGTGATGCCGCCATGCCACTGCTGGCCGCTGACTTCAATCACGTCTGGGCTGTAGGGGTAGATGGTCAGCTCGTCGCCCAGGTAGCAGGCTGCCCCCAGATATAGCTGACCACGTGTCTCCATGCTGATGGCAAGGCCGGTCAGGTGGCGTGTCATGGGCTTGGCGTCGGCGATCAGCCGTTCCAGCTCCTGGTACATGGTTTCGGTGATGCCTGTGTCGAGCACGCCGATGTCGAGCTTGAAGGTGCCCGGGGTGGCGTTTGGTGTTTCTTGCCACCATTCCAGCACCCGGATCAGGTAGCCCAGCGGCTCGACCACCCGGCGGATGGCGCCGATGGTGCCTTTGTGGCTGTGCACGAAGTAGCTGTTGGCAATGACCTGGCGTTTGGTGGCCTCTGGCCATTTGTCATCCCAGCGATCGACGCTCCAACTGGCGGCCAGATAGGGCAGCAGGTGGGTGGGGCAGGTCCAGGGTGACCAGAGTGAGCGAAACGGGAGCGGCAACTGCATGGCCTGCTCCCCGGCGGTGGTCAGGTTGCGCTCGGTGCCGCTGGTGCTGGGCGGCAGCAGGGTGGTCATGATGCCCGCTCCACGGTGAAGCCGGTGCAGTAGGCGGCCTGGGTGGGGCTGGGGGTGATGTCTGCCCAGCCGATCAGGTCGACCTTGCTGACCCCTTGCACGTGCAGGGCGGCATCAATGGCAGAGCGTGGCACCTCGATGCCGATGCGCCGGCGCGGGTTGATGAAGGCTGCCAGCTTGTCGCGGGCTGCCTGCAGGATCACGTCGCCCTCTGCGCCCTGGCTGCTGATATGCAGCTTGGCGGTGATGCTGTAACGGATGATGCCCGCGCTCTGCACGGTGAGGCGGTCGGCCACCGGGCGGCGGTCTTCGTGGCTCAGGGCTTTGTCGACCTTGGCAATCAGCGCGACGTCGGCGGTGCCGTCCCCTTCGGTGCTGAGGATGGTGACGATGGCCACGGCGCCCGATGGGCTGGAGCCTTTGGCGTCTGCCACCTTGCCATCAGCAGAGAGGGCGAAATACTCATAGGCCCCGGTCGGGCCGGCGACGCTGAGGCCATCCCACGCCATCAGGGCGCGCAGGATCAGGGCTTCGTCATCTTCCTTGAGTTCTGGTACCGGCGGGGTGGCGGTGGGGTCACCCGGCTGGATGATGAGCCGCTGCACATTCCAGTTGGCCACCAGGTTGTCGAGATCGCTCCCCTTGGCCCACGCCAGCATGTTGGCGACAGCGGCATCGTTGATGCGGCTTCGCAGGATCAGCTCTCGATAAGCATTCTCTTGCAGCAGCTTGGTGATTGGCTCGGATTCGAGTGCCAGGGTGGCCTCGACGCTGGCTTGTTGGTCTGCCGGGTGGAGGCTGACGAAATAGGCTTTGCGCTCGGCCAGGATGGTCTCGAAGTCCAGCAGTTCGATCACATCAGGCTGTGGCAGTTGGGAGAGGGTGATGGTGCTCACTGGGCGGCTCCGGTTTGGATGGTGATGCTGGCAGACTCCTTGGCGCCGCCATCTTTGCGCTGCCAGGTGAGCTCGATGGTCAAGGCGCCGGCAGTGGCGCCAGTCAGCACGTCGACCCTGGTGATGGTGATACGCGGTTCCCAGTTGATGAGGGCCTGCACGGTGGCGGCCATCAGGCGCAAGCGGGTGACCTGGTGCAGGGGCTGGTCGATGAGGTAAAACAGCTCGCTGCCGTAGTCACGACGCATAACCCGCGAGCCCACCGGGGTGATGAGGATGTCGCGCACCGACTGGATGATGTGGTCGGTAGCGCTGATGGTGCGGCCGGTGGCTGCATTCATGCCGAGCCAGTTCATACCGGGCCCCCGGATGTATCGCTGCCGCGCTGCACGTTTGTGTGGCCGTGGGTACCGACTTCGACGGCGCCGACTTTGGCGGTTTCACTGATCACGCGCTTGGCCTGCAGCAGGTTGGTGCAGATGACCTTGGGGGCGTCGAACGTCACGCTGACGCTGGCTTTGACCCTTGCCGCCATGATGCCGGTGGCATTGAGCTCGCCGGTTTGCGGGTTGTATTCGATGATGGCGCCATCGCTGTATTCGGTACGGTCGAGGTCTGGGTTGTCATCGTCAGCCAGTGGCTCGTCTGCGGCGGCGGCGTTGAGGGAGCCCACGATGTACGCATTGCGCAGATCGCCACTGACTGACAACAACATGACCTGTTCGCCGATAGAGAGGCGATGACGGGTGCGGTTGTTCCCGGCCCGTTCGGTGAGGTAGGGCCGCCAGTTGGTGATGAGGTCGCCGGTTTTGACGCGACATTCCCCTGAGCGCACGGCGGTGACGGTGCCGATGCGGATCAGGTTGTCGAGCTGGCGTTGGAGTTCGATCAGGGTCAGTTGCATGGGGCCATTGTTTTGGGCAATGGCGGGGAAGGCGAGTGACGGCCATTGTGTAGCGCGCTTACACAATGGCGGCGGTTATAACCCTTTAGTGAGTTGGGCCAGCAGTTGGTCTTCCACTCTGTCGATGTCTTTGGCGTCCATGCCCAGCAGGCGGCGGGCCGGGTACTGGATGTCTTGCCCCTTGCTGCCTTTGTCTTTCAGGCCGTAGTGGTGGATATGGGCGATTTTCTCGGCGGTGCTGGCGAACGTGACTTCGGCCCTGTCGCTGTAGCCCTTGGCCTTGAGCCAGGTCGATTTGATGAGGCGGGAAAACATCTTGCGCTTGAGCCGGCTTTTGTTGATGGTGTCGCCCTTACTGGCATCGACCTTGATGAAGCGCTTGATGCGGGAGCGTTTGAAGGTGCGGATGCCGCCCCGCATGATGTCGAAACCGATGATGTAGCTGCGGGTACCGCGCCAGCTTTTCAGGTGGCGCACTTCTTTGTCACTGGTGGTGTAGATGAACTTTATTTCGCGGTTGCCGCGTTGCGGCTTGCGCGGGTCCATCTTGTCCCCTTCCGGGGTGACGTTGTCTTTGATGCGCTTGGCGTTGCTTTCGCGCATCTCTTTGGCCATCTGGTCAGCAAACTTGGCCAGTTCCCGCTGCGACAGGTTGGCCCTTATCAGCTCTACCCTGGCGGCGAAGTCGTTCAGACGGTCGATGTCGGCGGCCATGGCTGATATTCCCCGTTGATAAACAGTTCCCAGGTGATGCCGTCGTAGGGGTCTTCTGGCGGCTCCGGCAGGTGTTCGAAGTGCAGGCCCTGCTCATCCTTCCAGACCTTGACCCGCTCGGTCAGTGGCAGCTTGATTTCGATGTCACAGGTTTCGTTGTTCTGGATCTCGACTTCGAACCGCATGGCGTTTTCACGCTTGTCGCTGTTCATCATCAGTTCTGGCTGGTACTGCCTGATCCATGCCAGCAGCGGCACCATGACGGTGTTCACGTTCTGGGCAAAGTCGGCCACGATGATGGTCAGTTCGTACTGGTATTCAAACGACAGGCTGGCGGCGCCGGTGGCAACCAGCTTGCCCTTGTCGACGAATATCATCATGTGATCCGGGTTCTGGCGCAGCAGCGGGATGCACTGCTGCAACACCTCACGGATCTGTTTTGGCTTTTCCATTTTCCCTCCCATTTTGGTGCCGTTGCTGGCAGGCGATGATGCTGTCGACCTGGGCGGCGCAGGTGGCCCAGGCGGCCTCGGTCTGGGTCAGCTGGTCGAGCAGATCGCCGTTATTGGCCGGGCTGGCCGGCGGCAGCTGGCAGGGGGTCAGGCCCTGACAGGTGAGCCTGATAATCTGCGGCGCCGGTAATGGTGGGGCGCTTGAGCAGCCTGACAATAGGATCAGGCAAAGGGCGATCAGCCCACTCCTTGAGTTCGGCATTTTCACGTTTTAGCCTCTTGATGGTGTCGGCCCGGGTGGCGGCCGTGATGGTCAGATCGCCAAGCTGGCGCTGCAGCGTGGCGGCGGCGGTTGCCTGCGCGGTCAGTTCGCCGGTGAGGTGGTCGATGGCCCCGTCTTTGAGCTTTTCCCGTTGCTCAGCCTCTTTGGCCTTGTCGTTGGCGGCCTTGAGGTCGGCTTGCAGGGTCTCGACCTTGCCCCTGGCGGTTGCTGCCGAGGTGGCATACCAGCCCCAGCCGGCCAAGGCGATGGCCAGCGCCAGCAGCAACCAGGTGAGGGGGGAGCGTAGTAATGCCATTACGGTTTCCTCGGTGGTGTGGTGGGCTGCGGCTTATTCTGGTTACATCCTCTGAACGGGCAGACCACGCAGCCACCAAGCCAGCGCAATTCCAGACACTTAGCATCCAGCTTGGTGCAGGTCTTCCCTGCCAAGTGACCGCATTTAGGCCGGGGCATCTGCTACCTCCTTCACCGGGTAGACCTTGGCAAAGTGGTCGTATGCCTTGGCCAGCTTGGTGTCGTAGTCGTTGTCCTTGTAGGCCGGGCCGTTGTAGCGGCGGGCGAAGTCGGCCCATTTACGGCCCTGCAGCGCCTTGTGCATGGCTTGGTCTTGCTGGATGAAACGGCACAGGGCGGTGAGGTGGTCGACCTCGCTGCGCTGCATTGCGGTCTGCCAGTCGCTGGCAGAGGTAAAGCCCAGCGCCTGCCAGTGGTAGCCCATGATCTGGAACATGCCCCAGCTGGCCGACTCGATGGCGGCATCCCGGTGCAGGCTGATGGCCAGCTGCAGCCGTTCCCACTCTGCCGAGCCGCCGGCATAGCCGCCGCGCTTGGGGTTGACCAGGTTGGGATAACTGGCAGCCATCTGGTCGGCGGCGGTCTTACCCAGGTGCTTGGTGAGCTGCTTGTAGAACACATGCCGCTCGAACAGCACCACCGGGCGCTGGTCTTGGGTGAAGCCTTCGCCAATGCTCTCGACCTGGGCGACGGTGGCCATGGTGGCGAGTGGCAGGCCCAGCAGATCAGCCCCGCTCTGCATGTGGTTGATGGTCAGCTGGTTGCCGCGCTCGCTGCCGAGCAGGGCTGCCATGGTGCGGGGGCCTGCTTGGCCGATGGCGGCGATCATGTAGTCCTGCTGGAAGGCAAGCAGGGCGCGCTCGGTGGCATCGCCAAACCAGCCATCCTGCTCGACCGGATAGCCGGCTTTGGTCAGGCGGCGCTGCAGATCGGCAACGGCGGTGCCGGTATCCCCTTTTTTCAGGCTCATGGTTGAAACCTCCCGTTCAGGTGGCTGGCGGTGGTCGGTTGCTGGCGGCGGCGCGGCAGCAGGCGCATGACGGATCCGCGAGAGCCGATCAGGGCGGTGAGCAGGACGGCTGCCAGCAGCACAGCGGCTGGGTCTGGCGCTGGCATGACCCCGAGCAGGACGCGCAGCGGCACGGACCCGGCGGCGACGGTGATGACCCATGCCAGCAGGGCCGGCAGGGGGCGATAGTCGCCCCCGTTGCGGTTGAAGGTGGCGATGCGCATGGCGATCGCGGCGCAGATCATGGCGTAGAGGATGGTCAGCATGTCAGCCCCCTTTGCGGAGTTTGAGCAGGTCTTCTGGCGTTTTGCGCAGGATCCACTGCAGCAGGTGGACGGCCAGCGCCGAGGCCAACATGGCGCCGACGGCCCTGGGGACTTCGACACTGAGCGGCAGCACGCTGGCCAGCATGGCGGCAACCAGCGGGGCCGCCAGCGCGCCCGCCACGAAGGCGGCAACGAACAGGCCCGCCTTGCGCAGGTTGCCAAGCTCGGCGGTGGTGGCGATGAACACCAGCGCCCCGGCGAATGCACCGAGCAGGACGCCGGGGTCTACGCCCGGGAAGAGGGACAGCAGCGCCAGACCGGTAAGGGTGCTGGTTGCTGCACTGGATGAAATCGGTTCTGGCATCGTGCTCTCCTGTTTTTATCGTTTGCCGCCGTAGTGGCGAGCGGTTTGGAATTCGTGGATGGTCTGGCACTCGGCGCAGCGTTCGCAGCCCCGGATCGCTTCACGGCGCGCCTGCGGGATGGGGTTTTCGCAGTCGATGCAGTAGTGCGGGCCGGTGCCACTGATGCGGGCGGCGTGGATGCGGGCAGCGAGTTGCTGCTCGCTGATGTCGGCCAGTCGTTCGAGTTCGTCGTCGAGGCGGCTCATGGTCAGTCCCATAGCTGGATCAGCGGCTGCTCGGCCTGGGTGGGGGCCGCTGGCATTGTGATGAGGGTTCCGGTCGGGAGGATGGGGCCGAGCTCGGCCAAACCGGGGTTGAGTTCGAGCACCTGCTCGGTGATGCCTGCGGTGTAGCCGTAATGCTGGAACAGGATGAGATCGAGGGTGTCACCCTGCTGGCTGCGCAGTTGCATCAGATGAGCTCCACTGTGATGTGGGTGGTGCCGATGATGTCGCGAATGGCAAAGCGGGCGTCGCGGTAAAGGTCATCTGAGCTGACCACTTTGGCGTCTGCCCCTTTGACGCCGTCACCGGTGGCGCTGTAGTCGGTGTAGCGTTCCAGCAGGTTGGCGCGGGTCATGGCGTAGACGGCGCGCCGGTAGCTGTGCAGGTGCGCCGATTCGTTGTTGATGAGTTCGCCCGGCACGGCGGCCAGGGTGGCAACCCCTTCTGCCTCACGGGCGCGGCGCCAGTCAGCCAGATCCCGGTTGACGCTGGTGATGGCGTCGATCACGGCATGCTTGAGGCGGGCCGTGGTGACGGTGCCATCGAGCCGGACGGTGTCGCGCAGGTCAGGCAGCGAGATCGCTGGCCAGAAGGGGCTGGAGTCTATCTCCCCTTCGGCTGGCGACGTGGGGGCATTGGCAATGAATCCGGTGCTCATGGTGCTCCTTTTCCGCTTGTTGGGCGGTGGTCGGGCCGTCTGGTATGCGAAACGCATTCGTCAGGCCCGAGCCGCCCAGGGTGCGGGGTTCGCTCGGTTAGCTGCCGCCGCCGGTGGCGTCGGGTTGCTGTTCTTTTTTCAGTTCGCGCTCGAGCACTTCGAGCTCTTTCTTGATGCCGACCTTGTCGTGCAGTTCGAGGGCGCGGCGGTAGTGCTGGGCGGCCTGCTCCTTGAACCCGTCGGCCAGTGCGGCGCGGCCCACGGCCTTGTGCAGCTTGGCGCGCACCTGGTCGAAGATGTCGCAGTGGGTCAGCAGCTCGAGGTAAGCGCACAGCAGGCCATAACTGGGGCCAGCACCTGCCTCTTGCAGCTTGATGCCGGTGTCGGCCACCTCTTCGGCGATCAGGGTGGCGGCGGTGCGCTCGTAGCGATCGGGGGTGCTGAGGCCGTGGCGGATCACGTAATCGGCCATGTTGAAGGCCCCTTCGAGATCACCGGTGTCGAGGGTCCAGAGCATGACGGTGACGAGGACGTCATCTTGTCCGCCCCGGTCGGCAGCCAGCAGGCCATCAATCCACGGCGTGTAGACCGGCAGCATGGTGCGCTTGACGTCGATCTTGCGCTCGATGCTCTGGATGCCCTTGAGGGTGCGGCGGTGTTCGGCCAACTGCATCAGCTGGAGTTCGTAGGCGTTGGCTCGGGCCTGGTCGAACTGGGGATTGGCCGCCCCTTGCAGGGCGGCCAGTGCTCTTTCGCGGTGGCGGCGGGCGGGAGTCATGCCACCCCCTTACTCGCCGGGGGCCGGGGTCGGCCCGATGACGATGTTTTCGACCAGGGCGGCGCAGTCGTAGTCCTCGACCACGTAAGCGTCGTTGGTGCTTTCGTAGTTGACGATGCGGTTGCGCTTGGGCTCGTCTTCGATGTGACGACGGCGGGCGCCGGTCTGCCAGTAGATGGAGAGGTTGCTGAGCTTGGTGATGAGCAGCTTGTCTTCGGGGAAGAAGGGGACGCGCACGGCCTTGAGCCCGCCGATCTGCTTCTGGCTCACCAGCACCTGGCCGGCCAGTTTGTTCTGGCTGTCGCCCGCGTCGTTGATGATGGGGAAGTATTTGTCGGAGAGCATCTTGCGGCCACAGATGACCACCAGGTCGGTATCGTCCTGATACCAGGGTTTGATCAGCTCGCTCACAACGTCGAATACCAGGGCGTCGATGTTTTTGTAATCGCCGTCGGTGGCATCGACGTAGATCTTGCCGCTGCCCTCGGTGCCTTCGCTCATGACCTGGGCCGGGGCGTCGGTGCGGATGTGTTGCAGCCAGCCGATGTTGACGTCTTGTAGCAGGGGGTGGGCGTTGCGGTCGGTGTCGGCGGCGGCACTGGTGCCATGCCAGCCGATCATGATGCGGTCCAGCCCCTGACGGGTGAGGATGGCGTCACGGACACGGGTCTGGAAGTCGGGGAACTTGGCCCAGGCGTCGATCTGGCCGTAGCCGATCTGGGTGTCGAAGTTGGTCTGGGCGCATTCGTAGCTCTGGTCGTAGAGACCGTGCGGGCTGTTGGGCTGGCGGTCTTTGGTGTCGGTGTTGGTGCGACCTGCGATGGTGCTGGTGATGCCGATACCGACCTTTTGGCCTTTCATCTCATCGACAGGGATGACGCTGATCATGCCGAGGAAGGCGACCGACTCCTGCATTTTGGTTTCCAGGGTCTGCTGGACGCTGGGCTGCACGTTGAACTGCACCATGGCGCTGGTGATGGCGTTGAGTTTGGCCACCTGGCTGGTGAACTCGTTGAACTTCTGGCGGGTTTCGTTACGCATTGGGCATGGTCCTTAGCAGTCGGTTTGAATGGAGGCGCTATCGCCACCGGTGGCGGGCGGGCGTTGCTGGTTGAACGCTTCCTGGCCCTCCAGCTTGGCGGTGAGGTCGGCCAGCTCCTTGGCGGTGGCGTCCTGCTTGCTGTTCAGCTCGGTGAGGGTCTGGGCCTGCTCGGTGAACTTCTTCTGCAGGTCGGCATCGAGGGTGGTGACCTCTTTCGCGACGGTCTCGACGGCCTGGTGCACATCGCTGAAATCGGCGGTGGATTGCTTCTTGTGGCTGGAGAACAGCGCGGCGATGCGCTCGGCCAGGGAGGGGCCTTTCTCCTGTTCACTTTCGAATTCGATGACGGTTTCCAGCGCTTCGGTGAACAGGCACTCCTTGTGCTGCTTGCGGGAGGCCAACGGCGACTTGTCGCCTGCACCTGCGCAGAACTGGAGCATGTCGGTCCCCAGGCTGGCGGGGGAGTCGGTGATCGCCAGCCCCATCAGGTAGGCGCCCTTTTCGTTCAGGTTGGGGTGGATCTCGACCGAGGTGAACACCTTCTGGCGCTTCTTGTTCAACTCGACCAGCTCCGGGGTCGGGTCAATCTGCACGAACAGGGCCAGGCGCAGCTCGCCTTCGATGGTGACCTCTTCGGTCTTGGCGGCGGTGATATCGCCGTACATCTTGAACAGGCCGTTGGGGTCAATACCCCGGATGTGCTCCATATTGACCCGGGCGCCGTAGGTGGACTGGTTGTAGCGCTGGGCCATCTGCTCAAGCCATTCGCGGGTGATGGCGCGGCCATCGGTTGTGCCCCCTTCTACGGCAACACGGAAAAATTTGGACTTTGCCATGGGCTGGGATCCCTTTGGTGATTGGGTGGTGATGTCGCGGTTATGGTCTGGGTGAGCGGCGGGATCGTGCAATCGGCGGCCAGTGTGTGCGGCGCTGGCACATTGGCGCTGGGGCGTTTGGAGCAGTAGCGGCTGGGTAGACTGGCGCCATGACAGCACCCTTACTCTTCCCCCATATCGAACCCCGCAGGCAGGCCATGCACCTGTACTTTCAGGGGTACAAGATCCGAGCCATTGCGGAGCTGCTGGCGACCCCGGAGGGGACGGTCGGCACCTGGAAATCCCGCGACGGCTGGGATGACATCAAACCCATTGACCGGGTCGATTTCGCCATCGAGGCACGGATGTGCCAGCTGATCGCCAAGGAGGTGAAAACCGGCGGTGATTTCAAGGAGATTGACCTGCTGGGCCGCCAGCTGGAGCGCATCGCCCGGGTCAACAAATACAGCAAGGGCGGCAACGAGGCCGACCTCAACCCGAAGGTGGCGAACCGCAACAAGGGGCCGAAGAAAGCCCCCGAGCGCAACGTGGTGGAGCCCGAACAGCAGGAGCGGCTGATCGAGCGCTTTGAGTCGACCATGTTCGATTACCAGCGGGTCTGGTATGAGGCGGGCAAGCAGCACCGGCGGCGCAACCTGCTCAAATCGCGCCAAATCGGGGCGACCTACTTCTTTGCTTTCGAGGCCTTCATCGACGCCCTGGTCACCGGGCGCAACCAGATTTTCCTGTCGGCCAGCAAATCGCAGGCCCACATCTTCAAGCAGTACATCATCCAGTTTGCCAACGCAGAAGGGGTGGAGCTCAAGGGCGACCCCATGGTGCTGCCGAACGGGGCGCACCTCTACTTCCTCGGCACCAACGCCCGCACCGCCCAGGGCTACCATGGCAACATCTACATGGACGAATACTTCTGGATCCATGGCTTTGCGGATTTTCGCAACGTGGCCAGCGGGATGGCGATGCACAAAAAGTGGCGTCAGACCTACTTCTCCACCCCCTCCAGCCTCTCCCATCCGGCATACAAATTCTGGTCGGGTGAGGAGTTCAACAAGGGCAGGCCCAAGGCTGACCAGATCAAATTTGACTTGAGCCACGCCCACCTGATGGACGGCAAACTCGGTGGCGATGGCCAATGGCGCCAGATCGTCACGGTGGAAGATGCGGTGCGCGGCGGCTGCGACCTGTTCGACATGGCCCAACTGCACAGTGAGTATTCCGATGAGCGCTTCCGCAACCTACTGATGTGCGAATTCATGGACGACACCTCGAGCGTGTTCCCGCTCGCCACCCTGCAGCGCTGCATGGTCGACAGTTGGGAGCTGTGGGACGACTACAAACCCTTTGCCCTGCGCCCCCTGGGCAACCGGTCGGTGTGGATCGGCTATGACCCGGCCAAGGGCGGGCAGGGGGATAGCGCGGGCTGCGCCGTGCTGGCCCCGCCGGCGGTGCCCGGCGGCAAGTTCCGGGTGCTGGAGCGCCACCGCTGGAGCGGGATGGACTTCGACGCCCAGGCGCGGGCCATCAAGGCCATGTGCGATCGCTACAACGTCGGCTACATCGGCATCGACACCACCGGGATCGGGGAGGGGGTTTACCAGTTGGTGAAGCAGTTCTACCCGGCAGTGACCGCCATCCAGTACAACCCGAGCGTGAAAATCCAGATGGTGATGAAGGCCCAGGATGTGATGAACAAGGGGCGGCTGGAATTCGACAGCGGGATGACCGATCTGGCCCAGGCCTTCATGAGCATCCGGCGCGCCGTGACCGCGGGCGGCAAGATGCCGACCTTTGAGGCGAGCCGCTCCGACGAAACGAGCCACGCCGACATTGCCTGGGCAACGATGCAGGCCCTGTTACACGAACCGCTGGCAGGTGCCACCGGTGCCAATACCAGCATGATGGAGATTTTCGCATGAGAAAGCGCCGCCCACTGCGCCATACCCCGCCGATGACGGCGACCCAGAAACCCGGCGAGGCCATCGAGGCGTTCAGCTTTGGCGAGCCGGTGCCCGTTTTATCGCAACGGGAAGTGTTCGACTACCTGGAGGCAATGCACAACGGCCGCTGGTACGAGCCGCCCCTCTCCCTCAATGGGCTGTCCCGGGTCTATCGGGCCGGGGTGCATCACGCCTCGGCCATTCAGGTGAAACGCAACATCCTGCGCTCCTGCTTCATCCCGCACCCCAAACTGAGTCTGGCCGCCTTCACCGGCTTGGTGCTGGACTACCTCATCTTCGGCAACGGCTATCTGCAGGCGGTGCAGAACCGGCTCGGCGGGGTGCTGCGCTATGACCACCTGCGCGCCAAGTACACCCGGCGCGCGCTGGATCTCAACCAGTATTGGTGGATTGCTCAACCCGGCCAGGAGCAGGCGCTGCCAGCCGGGCGGGTGGGCCATGTGATGGAAGCCGACATCAACCAGGAGATCTACGGCATCCCCGACTATGTGGGCGGGCTCAACTCCACCCTGCTCAACGAGTCGGCCACCCTGTTCCGCCGCCGCTACTACGAGAACGGCAGCCACGCAGGCTTCATCATGCACATCACCGACGCGGTGCAGAACGAGGGGGACATCGCCAAGCTCAAAGAAGCCCTGCGCCAGAGCAAGGGCCCCGGCAACTTCCGCAACCTCTTGCTCTACACCCCGGGCGGCAGCAAGGACGGGGTCAAGCTGATCCCGGTTGCCGAGGTGGCCGCCAAGGATGACTTCCTCAGCATCAAGAACGTGAGCCGGGATGACCAGCTCGCCAGCCATCGGGTGCCGCCTCAGTTGATGGGGGTGATGCCGAACAGCACCGGCGGCTTTGGCGATGTGACCAAGGCCGCCCAGGTGTTCGACATCAACGAGATAGACAGCATCAAGGCCAGCTTGCTGGCGCTCAATGACTGGGCAGGGGAGGAGGTGATCCGGTTCAATCCTTACCGACTGTCAGATCTGGCAGGGCAGGCGGCATAGCCGAGGCTACAGTTACATCGAACATCTGGAGTTTGTGTATGTTCAAGGTGTCACGAAAGCCCCCTCACCGAGGGGGCTTTGTTTTGCCTGGCGTTCAGCGCCCTGACGCCCCGGGGCGGCGGCCCCTCAGCACCCGACGCGCGCAGTCAAGACCCCGCCTCGCCTGCGCGCTTCCTGTGTCGATTTCCATTCGGGTGAAAGGCTGCTGGCGGCCGGCTGCTCCCCGCGCCAGCACAGGCCGCGCGCCCCCTGCCAGATCCTTTTTGCGATCTTTCACTTTCCGTCAGATCCTTTCAAATCAGAACATAGTCACAATTGAATGAAACCATTAACGTTATTAAGTATCGTTTGGTTACAATGATGGTTTCACTCTAGATAGCTCTTGATGGAAGTTATCCCCCATCTTTTCTGATATTAAGCTTAGTGTCTCCTTATCATCGGATAAAAAACCTATACATAATTGTTCGGAATTAAATAGAGAAGCGGAGAGTAATCCGGCAGGTTTTTCATTTCTTGTTCTTGTCAATGTTGCAGTTATGGTTGAACCTGATACTTTACCAATTAATTTGACTGTACATGTTGCAGCATTTGTGTTTTTTATGGCTTCAATCCAAGAACCTTCAATTGACTCATTTTTTATAGAGAGTGAAGTGCTGTATAATCCGTCAACAAACCACTCTCCTTCTAGTGAGTTAGACTCACCCTTGTAATACTGTTCAGTATATTTTCTCAGAGCATTCTGTTTGCGAATACAACTATGTTTTAAATCGCTCCACTCTTTGTATTGTTTCTCTTTTGCTTTTTCAATTTCAGTTTTAAGTAAATATACATTGCTGTGAGGCTCGCCTAATGTAATTGCCTTGTTTGCAAGTTCTTCTGCCTCAAGAGCAAACCCTGCGTGAAGTAGCGCAAAGCCTTGATTTGCCATTGCCAATGTATTATTTAAGTAGGTCGATTCTCTGTAATTATCAGTGCTTACTATATTGAGCTTAGACTCCTTGGCTTCTACTCCTAAGTTATTTAATGCGATATCGTTTTTATCGTCTATGTCAACTAGCCTAGAGTAGTTGCTTATTGAAATGAAATTAGCACTTTCATTGCTTGCTGCATATGCCGACTTGAATAGCTCGCTTGTATTGTTTGCATCGAATTCTAGTGATTTGTCTCGGCAATAAACGGAGATTAATTTATTGTCCAATACCGTCTCTACTTCTGATAATGCTCTATATAAAGCAGACTGTTGTTCTGTATCTATACCGTCTTTTAATCTACTTGATAGATGGCGCTTTGCTTCGCCAGGATTCCCATTTTTACTAATGGCATGAGCCATACTAATAATAGCTTTAGTCTTAATATTTTCCTCGGTAGCAGTTTCTATAAATGAATGCCACATTTCCGAACATTTCTTATATTGTAAACTGTCAATTAAACAAAATGACAACCACTCCAAACAATCGAATTTTGGCGTATCATCTTTAATTGTGATGGCAAGATTCTCTAAATCGCGAATAGCAGACTCATCCCTTGCATACGTATATTTACTATATAAATAGTATGATTTAATATCAAGTAGTTTATTTTCATCTCTTTCTTCTAGAGAAAATTTCTTATATAGCTTATCAGCTTCTTCAAATCGCCCTTCTTTGAATGCATCGTATATGGAAATAAACCACCCTCTATGCAAATCTTGATCTGCATCTGTAATATTATCATTTCTGATCAATGTTTCATCAGTAGGGACTGGGGCCTGAGCTGCACCAGTCTCTGCTGAAGGAGTTGCGGCTTGAAGTCCTAGACTCGCGTCTCCATTTGTGAAATTAAATGATATCAATCTTGAGATGAAACCTGATATCGCTTCCCTGAATAGATATAATGACAAGCCTAACAAAATATATAAAATATTTTCAGAAAGGAAGTTGATTATTATTTTAAGAAATTCCAAAGCTATATGTGATGGTTCGTTCATATTAATAAATCTACTCGGTAATGTTGTTTTTAAGTAATCAGTAAATTAAATGAAAAATATGTAACTATGACTTGATTTGACATTAAGTTAATGGCTTGTCGCCGGTCCAAGTAGATTTCCGTTGATATGAACTATTCATCTTTCCCTCTCAATAATCACTCTGTTTGGATGGTAGCCTTGTTAACCTCGTTCATTGGTTTCATCAGATAACTGGTCGCGAAAATCAGATCTCATGTGGCACCAATGCCAACTATGAGGTCAGAGTACATTGTTATGCACTACCCGGTCACGCACTGAGGTGCGTGACCGGTCACAATTACCAACTTTTTGCGGTAGGCAGGCGGTGCAGTTGGGGGATCAACCTGTTCCAGTCGCGGTCGCTGTGGGTAGCTGGCTGCACATGGCGGGTCTTGTCGGCCAGGATGCGCTGGGCGGCGGCCAGGGTCCTCGGGTATTCGTGAATGATGGAGTAGTAGGTGCCGGCTTCGCGGTGTTCGGCCACCTCGAGCAGGGGATAGATGCGGCGGGCGGCCCCCATCATGTAATCGGCGGCGCGCCAGAGCCACGCCAGCGAATGCAGTTCGTCGTCGGTCAGTACAGTGAGGGGCTGCGGATGGGCGGCGGTTTCGCGGTCCAGCACATCGAGCACCCAGCGGCGAAACTCCTTGGCCAGCGCGGTGCGGGAGAACATGGCGATCAGATGGGCGCCGCGCAAGGAGAAGATCCGAACCGGGATCTGCATGGGATTTCCCGGGACGGTCAAATTGACCGTCCCGGTCATGCAGGTGGTAAATTCGTCCGCATTACGGCGGTAGATGCGGCTCACTGCATCGTCGTTGGCATAGCCAAGAGCTTGGGCGCTCTGGGTTGCGGTCAGCCAGGGTTGGCCGTGATGGGGGATAACGGTGAACTGGGTGTCATGGAAGCGGATGCTGTTCATGATGTGATTCCTCGAGTGAAAGAGTAATCGCCACCATCGACGCCAATCTTCTGGTGACGAACTGGACAGGGTTGGCGTACCGGGCACTCAAGGAAACCGGCGCCCCGAAGGGCCCCTGCCCAGCCCGCCATAACTGAAATTGCGGGTACAACTGGGCCGCACATAAAAAAACACGCGGGCGCGTGTTGTGCGCTTGAGTATGTTCGGGACGCCAATCCCGGCAACGGATTTTGCCGTTGCCCGCGCAGTATCGCGCAACAGCGCGACACCAATCAACCCCAATAGTCCCCGATGCTCCCTTTTTGTCCCTTTCCGGCCCTCTGCGGCCCGCATCAGCGCTTATCAGGAGAAATCGGCACCATCACCCCGCCCAGCAGCACAACACCGCCGGCAGGGTACCGGTTCTACACCAGGAAGGGGACGTTAGTTTCGGCAGGAAAAATACACAGTGGTGGCGAACTGGACAAAGTCAGCAGACCGAGAGTCCAAGATAATCGGTGTTCCCGCAGGAACCCCTTGCCCAGTTCACCGCAATACTAGGGGGTTAGTTTTACTTTACTTTTTTATCCAGCGTATCTGCGTACTGGCGCAGTGCGTTGGCAATGGTGGCCTTGTCGCCGTAGACAATATCTTTGCTCTCATGCACTTCATGCAACAAAAACATGGCGCCTTTGTGAGCCATCTCCAATGTATCTTTGTCGGAGCTGGAAAAAGAAATGGGCCCGAGAGGGCCCATTCAGGGTCAGCCGATCAGTTTCAAATCGGCCTTGCGACGTTCTTTCAGCGCGTCATAGAAGTTCTTATGGAGGCTATATAGACCTTCGAAGTTAACCAGCAGCTGATGCAATGTGAATATTATTCTCAATGCTCTTTAGTTGGTGCTTCTTCGGCACCATGAAATAACTTCTAACCAATACTATTGCGATACCTATAGCCCCACCAAACAACGCAGCCAACACCGCGATCAATGCTCGCTTAGGTTCATCTCTGGTAAATGGCTTACTATCCGCGTCCAAATATGAGAAGGGGCGGTAAGTGATGTCTTTCAGTTCAACCTCTTTAAGCCTGTCTGCTGAAACCTTTAATTCCATTAATTCCGGCATATACTTCTCAATTTCTATTGATTTAAGTATGCCTAATTTTTTAGAAAGGCCGTCAACCCCCAGCGTAATGGGGAAGCGATCATTCTGATTATAATTTTCCAAGGGTTTGTTGACAGCTGCCGCCTTTGCAATTTCCAAGCTTTGACTAATGTTATCTATCTCATTTTTGAGGTTTCTTTTTGCATCATCTGTCCGTAACCTTATGCTGGTGCTAAGGTTGGTCAGGTTCATGTTCCTATTGTTTTCTAATACCGAAATTATTTCTTTGTGCTGCAACTGAATGACATACTCTATATAACCATCAAGCAACTGCGTTGCCATATCTGGGGTAAGTGAAGATACTGATAAAACTGCGCCAACATCTCCTGGCGTAGCTGAAATCCATGAAGACCACTTACGCAAAATTTTTTGTTTTTCTATATCGCCCAGATTATTGGTCTCTACATATTGCCTGAACTGCTCTGTATTTCTAAGGTAATTCTTGGCATTTTCATTTGAATTAAAATCAAGAATGAACTGAGAGTACAAGTCTTGTGCACTGGGAATACCGTGCAAACCATACAACTTAATGTTTTCCCTCAACTGATCCAACATGTAAGTATCTTGGTTTCTGGGAGTGTAGATGGTGCTTTTAGCCGTCCATTTCTCTGGTGTTAATAACGCATAGCTAACACCTAAAATAAAAAACAATACCATTGTGAAGACAATCGTTAATTTGCCTTTCCATAGCTTCACTAGTAAGTCATGTAGATCAATCTCACCAGACTGGCTATATTGCATTCCGTAACCGCTCATTTATCAATGTCCATGCTGACAACAAGTCACGACAAGCTGTGTCGTATCGCGAGCCTTATACTGTAAAAACGAAAAAAAATCATTCCATTTTTGTTGTTTTTGACGGGTATGTATGTTTTTCAGTCTTTATGCTTATGAGTCGGCAAGCGTCTGATGGTGATTGCCGCCGATCGGCATATACACCCTGTCTCGCACGGGTCTCCTTCCAGACCTGCTTTGGCGTCTGGCCAGCAGATATTACCCGTTTTGCCTTCTTCGGCGGGGTGATGATGTCTATCTCGCCCTGGTAGAACGGGAACCAGGCATCCCCGAACTGAATGACCCGCTCCATGCGGTCGAGCAGTAGATCGCAGATATGGCGGTCAGCGGCCGGCATGCTATCGAGCGTGCTGGTGATGGAGGCACGACCCGCCGATCCCGGCGGGTGCTGCTGGAGGGTTGGCCAAAGCTGCTGGCAGAGTGGCTGTAAGCGTTCGACGTTAGCGCGGGTTATCAGATTGGTCATGGTTATTTCCTCAGGCTAGGTCCCGGTGTTGACGGGCGGCTGCTATTTCTGCTTCATGGCGCTTGTTGTCTGCTTTCAGCCAGTCGACGCGGGCCTGCTCCTGTTCGGTGGGCTGGTAACTGGCCCTGTCCTCTTCGTCATCCAGCAGGCGGGTGAAGATGGCGATCGCCTCTTCGGCCTTGGTCAGGGGCAGGGCTGCCAGCCACTCGGTGACGCTGCCGCCGGAGTGCACCAGCTCGCGGGCCTGCTGTTTGAGTTGTTCGCTGCTGGCAGCCCGCTTGCTGGCCTGTTCTGCCTCGACCTCGGCGGTCAGCTGGTCGGCCACCGCATCGCCTGCACCCGGCCAGTTGCGGGTCACGATCAGCCGATCGCCGACCAGTCGCACATATTGGCCGTCGGCGTTGATGATGCAGCCCTGCAGCAGCAGGTCTTCGTTACTCACATCAAGACCCATACGGCTCAACTCTTTAGCCAGAGTGGATCCTTTAACCCCTGATTTGGATCCTTTCGTACAGTTATTGACAGAACTCCGAGGGGGGCGGCTGCCGCCGCCTGAGGGCAACTCGCTGCGCTCGCCCAAACCCGACCCGGTGACGCCCTTGCGCACTATCTGCCATCCCTCTGTGCGGGTGACCGCGGTGGTCTGGCCGATGTCGGTGATCACCCCCATCAGCTTGAGGGCGTCCTCGCCGTATTTGTTGGCGGCTTTATCGAGGCGCTTGGAGAGGCGGATCAGGTGCTCCTTTCTGGGCAGGTCAATGCCGCCCATGGCGTCGATGAAGTCGCCCCAGCGGTTGTTGTCGGCGGCGGTGCGGGCGGCTTCCAGGATGCAATCCCACTCGATCACCTCGTCCCCCAGGCGGCGCAGCTCGCGCCACACGCTCACAGCAGGGCCGCCTATCTGCTGAAACTGGCGGATGCGCCAGCAGCTGGCCCAAGCGGCCACGGCGATGGTGGTGTGGTCGACCGGGGCCTCGGCCTCGTAGTCCATTCCGACCTTGTGGCCGTCGATGTTCTTGGCGATGTATTTGGCGATGTAGCCGGTGGCGCTGCCTTCGCTCTCATCAATGAGCTTCCAGTTGACCCTTGGGTTGATGGCCTTCACCACTGTCGGATCTCCTACGTTCAGCAGCCACTTGATGCGTGGCATCTTGTTGCGAATTTTCAGCTCGGCCAGCGCGTCGAGCTGGTCGCCGTTGGGCATCTTGAGCTCGGCCCGTTCGGCGGCGGTGAAGTGGTAGGCAAGCAGGGTCAGAAAGTCGCGTTGGTGCTCTGGGTTGATGAACAGCAGACAGTGCCAATGCGGGGTGCCGTCGTGGTGCGGCTCCACTACCCGAAAACCGAACGTCATGATCCCCTCGCGGGCCAGCGCCGCCCGAAAGCGGGCCCACTGCTTGCACAGCAGGCGGTTGGTGTCGGTCGGGGTGCTACCGTTGAACTTGTCATTCTGGTAGGTCTTGTTGGTATCTTTGCTGCCCTGACGCCACGCGTGATAGCTGGAGGGAGCTGTCAGGGTCAGGAACAGACCCTGCTTGCCCTGGTCCTGCGCCATGTCCTCAAAGCCGCGCATGCGCACCATCAGCTCATGACGACGGATCGCCGGATTGGCGACCGACGCCATGATCGCGTCAGCCAGATCAATCTCTTGCCCCAGTTCTTCGTTGACAGCGCTCATGCCTGCCATCCACGCCTGCTGGGCGGCCTTGCGCTGGGTGAACTCACGCACCGCGTGGGCACTGGCGTAGGGGCTGACCCCTTTGCGCACCTGGCCGGTGAGGATGGCAATCAGCTCGCAGTAGATGGCCCAGGCGCGGTTAATCTTGCGCTGCCACCATGACTCATCGAGCAGGCGCACCAGCAGGCTGGCGGCGGCCTCTTCGAACTTGTCCACCTCGTCGGCCAGATCGTCGCGCTCTTCTTGGCTCAGTGGGCGCTCCAGCAGGCGTTCTACCTTGGTGCGCGGGTGGATCGGCAGGGTGGGGCAGAAATGCCACGCCTTGGCCTGGGCTCCGATATCGGCCAGCAACTCGGCGGCGGTGCACTCGTTACCGGCCCGCGTCAGCAACTGCTGGCAACGGCGCGCCCACTCGGCGGCGACCAGCTCGCGGCGCACGTCGTTGCGCAGGTCGATCACCGGCACCGGGAAGCGGCTTTGAGCGGCGGCGCAGGCATCCACCATGCGGCGCAGCCAGATGTTGGCGGTCTTGTGGTTGGCCGGGTAGCGGTACAGGTAGTGCTTGGCCAGTGGCTTGGCAACGTGCCACTCGATGCGGGCCAGCTGCTCAGCAGCGCCGGCCATATTGATGGCATGGTGCCCGACCAGGTAGTGCTGGGGTAGCTGGATGCCGTGCAGGTTGGTGATGGAATCATTCATGTTCATCACCTCATCCACACAGGCCGTATTTGCTGCTGCACACTTCAACGTCGATTGCCCTGGTAACCAGGTCATAGGTCTTTCCACCGCGACCGGTGCGCGACCACTCAACGGCGTCATAGACAGACCCACCGATGACGTTGCCGCGTGGTCCCAGCATGCAAGCCCCCCTGTATGCCTCGGCATCCACAACATAAGTGCGATGTGGCAGGCGGGCGTTGATTCCCAGCTTTGCCTTTTCTCCTAGCGACTTGAACTGGCGGCGGTCAACGTGGCCAACCATCATCCAATGCATCCAGCGGGATGTCATCGCGACCAACTGCTCCCACCGTGCCACACGCTCGATCTCTTCCGGCCAGCGTGCTGAGATCTCAGCCAGCTCGTATTTGGCTACCAGAATGCAGGGCATACAGCCCACACGGCCCATTCCCTGGGAGTAGAGCGGATTTGGTTTGATGCCAAAATAGCGATAGAGGGCAAATACATCGGCGGCGGTCCACTGATGGATCGGCATGAAGTTGAACAGATGGCCAGATTGATCGCGCTTATCCTCAGAGAATCGGTCGTAGGTTGCCCGCTTCTCTGATTCATCTGCCCGAACGCCAGACCACTGCACGACATCGCGGCCATCCTCTAACAGCGGAGCAAGCACTTTGTCGAATACCACCTGCATTTTCAGTTCATCGGTGCAGAAGCGTTGACGCCCCATGGGAAAGCTGCCGTGCAGCAACGCCATATCCAGGAACGGATTTCCGGAGCGTTGCAGGGCCGACAAGGCCGCATCAAGCGGGGTGTCGAACTCACCCCAACCGAGCGCCTGGGCGCGATTGCGCCACAACTCAGCAAACGCTGTATCGGCGCGCGCCAGCGAAGGCATGACGATGCCTCTATAGGCACCAGCCATAACCGTCTGCTTGCGCTGCCAAGCTTTGGTAATCTTTTCACGGCGCTTGTCGAACAGCTCTTGTGGATAGTCTGCCGAGACAATCTCGACCGGATCGCCTCCCCGTTGCAGGTGCAGGGTCTTCAGATGCTGCAGAGTGATCGAGTGCTCGTTGCCGGTATCGGCCGCTACCGAGCGATAGTTGTCGCCGAAGATGGCGCGGGCCAGCAACTCGGGGGCGCCGCTGTCCTTGCCGCCGGAGTTGTTGACGATGACTTGGTGGCCATCGTCAATGCCGAACTCTGCGCAGTAACCGCGGTATGCTTTCAAGACTTCGGCGACTTTGGTGGCGATGTCGCTGATGTGCAGGGCTGGTGCAGCTGCAAAACTACTTTTGACTTGTTCCATCACTTGCACACTCCGCATTTACGGTCTGCATACTCGTTGGGCTGCAGGTAACGGCCGCAGTCGCTGCAGGTCGGTACCAGCTCCATGTCGGCCAGCCGATCAGACCAGCAGGTGGCCTCGCAGAACGAGAGGCTGGTGAGGCGGTGGCCGGCCAGGATGACCGGGCGCACATGGCCGAACTCGCCGCAGCAGCTGCAGCGCATCGATATGCGGGCAGTGTCAGCTTTCACCACGGTTTCGCTGGCAACGCGGGCCAGCGGCCAGCAGGTTTCGACGCAGTAGGGATAGGCGCGGCGACCGTGTCGGCCGGTGACTGGCAGGCAAACAGCCATCTGGCGGCACTTGGTGCAGGGCTCCAGGGTGACCATTTGCGACGGTGCTTGGCTGGTTGCAGGGCGCACGACGCCCAAAGCCGGGGCAAGCCCGGCTGGTTTCTGGTGAGTCATTAGATGGCGCCTCCGGTGTAGAGAGACTGGACTTTGCTCGATGCCTGACGGGCGGCCTGACGGGCTTGACGGCACAAGGTCAGATGGGTTCTGGCCGGGGTGCGCTGGCCATGGGGGCCATCTGCGCGCAGGTCTACCAGGTCAAGCTGCAGGCCATGCAGGCGCGCTTCGGCGTTCAGCATTTTGTCGACCCACTGGTCGATCAGCTGTTGGTGGCTCATCTGATGGTCTCCCCCAGTCCGTGGAGCGGTTCGCACTCTGCCCACCACTCGGCAATCTCTTTGGCCAGCGCAACCTCGTTACTGCCCAGCGCCAGCCAGTACACGGCGCGGATGGCGCCAAGGGCCAGCAGCTCCTGGGCGATGTTGCGGTTTCGGCGGGCATCGCTGCCCGAAGTGTTGAATTCTTCCTGGGCGACTTCCCAGTGCTTGGTCAGTTGGCTGACCGGTGCCGGCGGCTGCATATGGGCAGGGCCAGATTCACCACCACCCAGCTCATCGAGCGGCGGTTCCAGTTCGAACAGGCCATCACGCATGCCGGCCCCCTTTGGTGTTCAGGTTCAACCAGAGCGAGCGCCAGGCATGTGCATTGGCTGCGTGGTGCTGTGCCGCAATGTCGTCGGAGCGAGTCATATTGCGGCGCCGTGCCAGTCTGGTCAGATGCCAATGGCACTCCTTCACATTGCGTAGTGCGTTCGAAATCGCTACATTGCGCATATCAGTTACCTCAGTTGCTGATGGAAACCCCGCTGGTGCGTCAACACCGATAGCGGGGTTTTTTATTGGCCGTTCCTGGCCGCTCTTCTCAACGCCGCGATGCGGCCTTCCAATGTGCTCGCCTTCTCGTTAAGCAAGGCGCGCTGCTTGTTCTGGTGTTCTGCCTGCTCCCGCTCGCTGCCGATCGGCACCTCACGGCCTGTGGGGCGGTGCCATTCACGGCGGTCCAGCACGCCGCCATCAAACTCATGCAGCGTGGCGAGCAGCTCCCCCAGGGCGAGGCGAAGTGCCTCCTGTTGTTCAATGTCGAACTGAGCCAGCTCGCGGCCGCCGTAGGTGGTCGATAACCCGGCGGCGTAGCAGATCACGGCGCGAGTCCGGGCCGGCAGGCGTGACCAGCGGCTGGCCGCCCCATTGCGGCCAAACAGGCCGCGCATCTCTGCCAACGCCTTGTCTTTGGCGCTGGGCTGTTGAACGAGCTCGACAACCTTGGCGGTGTTCATGGGGTGGCCTTCCGGTTATGCCTGCAGCAGCCTGACCAGCCAGTGGCGGCGCGGCTGGCAAGCTGGCTTGAAGCGCAGCGCACCACGGCGGCCGCGCTGGTCTTCCAGATAGCTGCCATCAGTGCGGGTGGTGTTGCGCAGCACCGGCTCGTCGCTATCGGTGACGACGGTGGCGCGGGTGAACAGCAAAGACGGCAGCGGGATCAGCCCCGCTTGCTCGGCACGCAGCTTGCTCATTGGCTCACCGCCTTAGCCCTGCGCGGGACCATGGGCAGCACAATGGCCGGGTTGGGCATGGCGCTGGGGCTGATGGTCGCGATGATCTCGAACCCTGCCTTGAAGGTGTGGCCGCACTCCACGTTGCTGCACTGGTAAGTGGCAATGCCGCACAGTGGGCTCATCCGGGTGGAGGTGCGGGTGCTGGCGCGAGATCCGCAGTGGGGGCAAATCAATCTCATGGTCTGGTCTCCTATGCGCCGAGGGCTGCGCGGGCCATGTCGGCAGCACACGCAAGACCAGGGACGGCGTGAAAGCGGTCTTCGACCTCGGTAGCCAGCAGCACCAGGTGCTCGATGCCAGCCCAGATGCCGGTGACGACAGTGTTTCGGTTGGTTTTGGTGACTCGATGACCAGCGAGCAGGGTGGTCGCCTGAGCGGTAACCCCCAGGATCTGGGCGCCGGCATTGAGCGCCTGCTGGGCACGTGCCTCGGGGGCGAGGGCCGTGGTGGCTGGCAGCCGAACCGCTGTCAGTTGGCAATCAAACAGCAGACCGTCAAACAAGGTGTCATCACCGGTGGCGTGATAGATGGCCACCAGATCCCGGGCGGTGAGCTGATGAGGCTGGGCCGGGTTCAGTTTGTTGCGCAGCAACTGCTCGCCAATACCGGCAGCGCGGGCCACTTCTGCAAGGGAGTGAACGGCAGCAAATCGGGAGCAGGCGGACTCAAAATGCGGATGTTTGCTGCAAGTTTGTTCAAACATGGCTTTCATCCTTCTGCTTGCGCGACACTTTGGGACGACGCACAGGGGCAGGAACAGGCTCCAAACCCGGCTGATTCATGGCCTGCTGGGTGTAGAGCACCAGATTGATCAGCACTTTTTCAGCGCGACCCTGCTTGGGCATGATGGGAATGCGCCCGGCCCGCACGTAGTTTTCCACCGTGCGCTGGGTCAGACCGGTACGCTCGGAAAAGCTCTCGACCGTGCAAACCGGGGTATCGATATGGATGGGGGCGATGATCATGGTTGCCTCCTGCGAGTTCAGTTACGCGCGACCTTGCGCGCTATGGTGCAGATCGGCTTTCAACTTGCCGCCGGTAAGTACTTCGATTTGGTAGGAGCGCAGCTCTGGGACTGTCTCTTTCCATTGAGAGATCGCCTGTGTCTTTACGCCCAATGCCTTTGCTAATGGGGCGATTCCCCCAAAGTGAGCTACTGCGTCTGCTGTTTTCATGGTCGATAGCACCTTGGTTAACTAACTTACGAAACTTACTTTACGATCATGGAAAGCTCGAGCGCAAGTTAATTTACCTAAAAAGTAAATCTAGTTACGTAACTTGGGGTGTAATCTCTCTTACATGAACGTAAGCGAACGCATTAAGACCCGGCGATCAGCCTGTGGGTTTACACAAGATCAGTTAGCTGCCCGAGTTGGTGTAACTCGGGTGGCTGTCAGTCATTGGGAGAGGGGAGGCGCAGAGCCAAAAGGGCGTTATCTCAATGATTTAGCCGAAGCTCTTGGCGTGACAGTGGATTGGTTGTTGACGGGAAATGGCACTGGTTCCGAAGTGTCACCCACTCAACCAATACCAGGGTTCCACAACGTCGAATCGGCGGTGATACCCCAGGGTAAGCGGATCCCTGTGATCAGCTATGTCCAGGCGGGGAACTGGCGTGAGATGTGCGAGCAGGCCACTACCTTCGATGGCAATGTTGAGTTCGTATCTGCAAGCGGTGAGATCGGCCCCTTTGGCTTTGGTCTTTGGTTGCGTGGTGACTCCATGTTGCCGCAGTTCAAAGAGGGGGATCTGATCATCGTTGACCCCGATGAAGCGCCGCAACCCGGTGACTACGTCGTGGCCAAGAACGGCAGCAACGAGGCCACTTTCAAAAAGTACCGTCCCCGTGGCATCGACGAGAACGGGCAAGAGGTATTTGAACTTGTCCCACTCAACGACGATTACCCCACCATGCACTCCGATCGGCAGCACATCCAGATTATCGGTGTGATGGTTGAGCAAAGAATTTTTAGGAAACGATAGCTGAACATGTTTTTGATAGGCTTAATGCTGCTTTTACTATTCATAGGAATATGCAAATTCAGCGTTAATAATAACATACAACAATATATTTTTAGATTTACTGTAAAGGTGAGCTAATTGAGTATCATCGTTGTCTCGATTTTAGTTTTATTTATTTTGTGCATAAGTACGATCAGATATCGTGGTTTGCTTATTGCAGTTGCTGTATTGTACATAGCCTTAAGTGGACTTTATGTTGTAAGCGATATGTTTACTGGAGCAGGATTTAATACTTCAGTGATGTATCACTTATATACTGGTGTACAAGGTGCTGGGTTCAGTGAATATATTAAAGAAATTTCATATGGTGCTGGGTTCATTTTTTGTGCAATTATGTTTCCACTTTCTCATGTTTTTATTGATAAAAGTAAACAAGGCTTGATGAGAATTAGTCCATTGATATCATTGCCTCTTGCATTTTTATTGTTTTTAATTTCTCCATGGGTAGGTAATTATTACGAGCAAGCTAGGCTTTATGTGTCTGGCGTGTTTGATAAACAGGACGTTAGCGATGAATACGTAGTAAATAATTCAGAAATTAAAAACAAAAAAAATATAGTTCTGATTTACGCTGAAAGTTTTGAGAGGACATATTTAAATAAGGATAAATTTCCAGGCCTCGTATCTAATCTTGTACCTATCATCGATGAAGGTATAGATTTTACTAATGTTGATAATGATGGAGGTGGTTGGACTATCGCAGGCTTGGTAAATAGCCAGTGTGGATTGCCACTATCATTACCAGGTGGGCAAGGGAATAATATGGGTTCTATATCTCAGTTTATGCCTGATGCTTACTGTTTAGGTGACATCTTAAAAGATAATGGATATGAACTTAAATTTATCGGTGGCGCAAAGGCTGATTTTGCAGGAAAAGGAACCTTTATAAAACAACATGGTTACACATCAGTTGATCGAGATTATTTTGAAAAAATAATTCCACCTGACAATATGAACTACTCTGACTGGGGTGTTCATGATGACCATCTTCTTGATTATGCATATGAGTCATTTGTTGAGCTTAGTAAAAATAAGAAACCGTTTGTTTTATCTCTGTTAACTTTAGATACGCACCATCCATGGGGCCATATTCCATCTAGATGCATTAATGATAAACCGTATGGCGATGGAACAGTGAACATACTTAATGCTGTTCAATGTTCAGACAAGTTACTAGCTGAGTTCATCAGTAAGATTCAGTCTTCTGAGGCATATAAAGATACAATAATTATATTGCAATCAGATCATTTGGCAATGAGCAATGATGCGCTATCTATTCTGAATGAAGATCCCAAAAGCAGAAAGAATTTATTCGTTGTGCTTGGTGCTAATTTGAATAAACAGAAGGTTGATAGACCTGGCTTATTGATTGATGTGGGTGCAACTATACTTTCATTTCTTGGTAATAACGATGGGTTAGGTTTTGGCCGAAGCCTTCTTGAGGATTATGATAGTGGTATGGCCTACGCTAAATTTAACCAAGGGGACAAAGCTCTTTCGTCCTATTCTAATTTTTCAAAAAAAACTTGGTCTTTCTCTACATTCGCACATGGTGCAGAAATAAAAGACAACAAAGTGTTTGTAGCTGGGGATAAATATTATTCACTTCCTGCATTATTTGTCTTGAAGGATGGGGTTGATATAGAAAATGTGTTTTTTGATGAGTTTAATAAGCATTACCTATCTTTAGATAATGGCACGTCATATATTATTATTAACTCGTGTAATGAGCTGGGGGTTAAACGCGATGCGGATTGTTTTGTCTTCGGTGAAAAAAATAAAGCAGTGTCAATACATGATTTCAAAAACACAGCATTAATAAAAGATGATTTTTTTGATAAACAAAAAATGACGTTGGTAACGTCGCCCGCCTCCTTTGAAGGCATCTATTCATTCAACTCTTCTAATGGGATGTCTGTTGATTCAATCTATATTAACGGCGATTACAAAGGAATTGGTGCAGGTATTAATTTAATTGAAAATAATTTTGATGGTAGCTATGAAATCACAAACTACTCTGACTGCAATGATATCAAGAAAATAAGTTTAGATAAAGAGTTGTACAAAAGTGCATTTATATCATTTCAGTATGATACTTGTATGGGCTCTCTTGAGACAATATTTCCATTGTCAGATAAAATCAAAAAAAGCCACTTTAAATCAGGTGAATATGTACTGCTTAAAGTAGATTCAGATATGTTTAAAAATGATATTTTAGATATTATTCAGGCACCAATTAAAACTGGGGATGTAATGGCATTTAATAACAATGCAGAAGTGGTTGATTTAAATCGACCTATTTTTGGAATCTAAACATAGACCTGATCTATAACAGGTTAACTACGTAATGACAGTCCGTAAACTCGATGATGACAAGTCCAAGCTATGGCTTGTCGAAGTCTACCCTCAAGGTCGTGATGGCCCCCGCAAGCGAAAGCGCTTCGCCACCAAGGGTGAGGCACTGGCGTTCGAGCGCTTTGTTATGGACCCAGACAAGGGCAAGCCTTGGTTGGAAGGGCAGGGGGAGCCGACCGATGGCCGGCGCCTCTCCGATCTGGTGGAACTCTGGTTTGGTCGCCATGGGCAGAGCCTGCGTGATGGTAAGGCTCGTAAATCCAAGCTACTGACCGTCTGCCAGTCCCTTGGTGACCCGCTGGCTGTGAACTTCAGCGCTCGTGACTTTGCCGCCTACCGTGAAGCGCGCCTTTCAGGTGATATCACTGACCGGCGCGCAGTCAACCAGGAGAAGCTGGGCGTCACCCCCAACACGGTGAACCGCGAACATGCCTACCTGCGCGCGGTATTCAACGAACTGAAGAGGCTAGGGGAGTGGCAGAGGGAAAACCCCCTCGATGGTCTGCGAGCCTACAAGGTGGCCGAGGCCGAACTCGCCTTTCTCTACCCTGACGAGCTCAAGCGCCTGCTGGCCGCCTGTGCCGATAGCCCAAACCCCGACCTGCTGTTGGTGGTGAAGCTCTGCCTCGCCACCGGCGCCCGCTGGTCTGAGGTGGAAGAACTGACCCAGTCCCAGGTATCCCCCAATCGCGTCACCTTCACCCGCACCAAGAGTAAGAAGAGTCGCAGCGTGCCCATCAGCCCTGAGCTCTATGCCCAGTTGCCCAGAAAGCGCGGCCGCCTGTTCGGTGACTGCTATCGCGCCTTCGAGATGGTGGCCGAGCGGATTGGGCTTGAGTTGCCACCGGGGCAAAGCACCCACGTGCTACGCCACACATTCGCCAGCCACTTTATGATGAACGGCGGCAACATCCTGGTGCTGCAAAAGATCCTGGGCCACTCCACCATCACGATGACTATGCGTTATGCCCACTTTGCCCCAGATCACTTGGAGGAAGCTGTGAGGTTGAACCCGTTGGTTGTCTGTGGTGTAAATTGAAGCCATTGGGCTTTGTGGAGCTTGAGAGTGGAACAGCCATTGTCAGACATCGACCTGTGCGAAGCGCTATCGGACCTCTTCGTCGATAACGAGGTCGATTACGAGTACATCGCCAAGGTGGCAAGGGCTTTTCCTGTTACTCATGTGGAGAAAGTCTTGTTCGAATGGGTGGCGCCGGTTTGTTACACCAACACCCTGGCACCCGTGCCACCGATCTGGACCGGCTTTGAACGTGATTCACTTTGGGCGGAGATCCAGTGCTTGCTGGCAAGAGAGGCCAAGGCCGGGTTTGCCAAGAAGCTGTCCATCATTCTCAGGCAGTTTTATCTGAGGCAGCAGTTTGCGAAAGAGTGGCGCAGGCTGTCGGCGCTGCTGATTGAGCAGGGATAAAAGTGGCGACAGAGTGGCGACAAAATTTTAAATGGGTGGTCATCTTTAGCTGCAATTGGTTCACTAACTCTTTGATTTTTATGTAAGTGCTTGTTTTGTCATGGTGGAGGAACAG